TGTCGCGTTGCAGATATCGAAGAATCCGCCGACCTTCCAGCAACCGACTTCAGCGTCGTTGAACACAAGCTCCATCTCGTTGAGATTAGCGCAGCACTGTGTCCAGACTGCTTCCGGGATAGTCCCCATGACTACCATAGTACCGTCTCCGCTGAGCTGTCTCACATTGACGTGCTTATACAGCTTTGAGTACTCCTCTATGTTCTGCCTGATAAGGCCGAGGAATACTTCCGGCACCAAAAGATTTCCGCCGGTGATTGCTCTCTTTTCTTTGATTGCTGTTCTGATCTCGCCCAGGAAGTTGGTCACGTCTTCACGGGCGAACAGTGCAGTTCTTGTTTCTATGCTCATCTTTTCGAAGATGTTTCTTTTGTTCATAATGATCATGCTCCTTTCGTTTCTTGCCTCCGGCTGCGGTCCCTGTGGTTCAGGTGCAGCCTGCTCTATCTCTTCGAGTTCCTGCTCGATGCCGCGGATCTTATCCTCGAGCTCCTGCTGTGCTGTCTCGTTCGCTTCGCGGTCAGCTTCAAAGGCTTCTATTTCAGCGTTGACAGCAGCGCGCTCTTCTTCGGTCTCCGCTTCCTCGATACTCTTTTCGAGATCCGCCTCTCTCTGTTCGAGAGTCTTGGCTTCTTCGAGTATCTCGTCGAGTCTCTTCTTGGCGTCGTTCAGTTCTTTTCTTTTCATCAGTGCTCTAAGCGCCATGTTTCAACCTCTCTTTCATCTCGTTCTTCCATGTTTCGCTCTTGCGCTTCTCGATTTCTTCTTTCTGCGCTGAGCGTGCTGATATGTTCGTCTCCTGGTAAGCAGGGAACGTGCAGCAGCTTACTTCATAGAGTGGGTCGACCTTCTGGATCGTCCAATGCACGTCACCGTTTTCGAGATAGTCGGTTATCTCTTCTGCGATGTCGAAACCGATCGAGCATCCGTCCACGTCACCGCGCTTCACACGCTCATAGAGGTCCATAGCTGCAGAATCTTTCGGATTGATCCTGATCTGTCCCCACAGTCCGTGTGTGTCCTCTTTCAGTTCCAGTGTGTTTGCCTTGTTCCTTCCGAGGACCAGCGTGCTGTCGTGATTGACGAGTGCCCTGACGTCTCCGCCAAGAGCCTCAGTAAAGGCTCCGGGTGCTATTGATTCAGACATGCCCCAGCCTATGTCATAGTTGCTATTAAAAACGGCGAAGTATCCTTCGATCAAAGGATTATCGCCGTCTTCTCGCGTATTGAATTCAGTGCAGATCATGCGTGTCTGCCTGCTGCCGATCCCGGCAGCATCTCTTGCTCTTTTCTTATTCATCGCTTCCTCCATCCGGCTGCAGAAGCTTTCCCTGCAGACCACTCATGTTCCAAGGTATATAGTTTTCAAGGATCCTCAGCTCGTCGAGTCCTTCTCTCGGACTCATGCCGATCCTGTCTCTGACTTCGTTTCCTGTGACGTATCCACGATCACCCAAAGTGCAAAAGACGTCCGAGATGGTCTTGAGATCCCAGTCCATCAGCGACAGGACGTTAAACTTCAGGTACCACTTATCCGAGAGAATCAGCTTGCGCGTCAGCTCCTGCTGGATGCCTATGGCGATCGGCCTGATCGTGTTCTGTATAAAGTTGTTCCAGGCTTTCTGATCGTAATCTCCGACTCCAAGTAAAAACGGCGGAACACCGAGGAGTGCAGCCACCGTCTTCTTGTCGATTTCAACCGAGTCGGATATAGCCAGATCCGCCAGCGTGAGAGGCTTAACCGTGGTCACATCTATCTGCTCTGCAGGGACTACCCACGGCTTTCCTTCGCCTTCCATCTGGATGTACTCCTGCAGGATCTTTTCTCTGCCTTCTGGAGTCCGGAACTGCTCTGTCATGGCATCGACTTTCACGATTACCGACGGCTTCCACTTGCTTTCCAAAAATCCCTTCTTTGTAGCCGCGGCCTGCTTCAGATTGTTGGCGATGTCCTTCAGCTGGACCGTCACTCCGGAGCCCTTCCACAGGTACGTCTTATCCGGGTTGTAGACAAAGTGGAGTACATCATCAGGTTTATATGCTCGTCCGTCAATATTCACCGTGTAGTCGTTCCATCCTATCGGATTAAAAGCGACTCGAGCTGCTGCTATCGGTTCCAGTCTCTTCAGATAACCTGCTCTTGTATGCGGCAACACTATCGCATTGCCTTTTCCGTGCAGCAGCATCGTTGATACGAAGGACTCGACCCACGTCATGCGTGTCATGTTCGGCATTGGCGTGATGTCTATCATCCGTGACAGTTCGTTAGTTATCCGGACATCTCCGTCGGCCGTGTTCTCCATCAGATGGATTGTGATGCTCCCGATCAGCTCCGCGATCTTTTTCACCCCGGCCATTATCTCCGGATTCTTGTCCAGGGAAGTATAACCGGCGATGCAGATGTCATCGTCTGCTGATCCGATCACCATCCCGATCGCGCTTTTGCTTCGTTTCCTGAAATTTAAAATGTCTTTAATTGCCATCTTTTCTCCTCCACCATCCTTCAATCGCATCTGCGTGCTGGTGCCCTTCTATCCATCTGGTCGTAGCGAACACCGATGCGTCGAAGAGGTCCATCCTCATCTCCGGGCTGATCTTCTCGTAGCTGATCATGTCGTCCGTCTTTTCTATCGCGTGGACGTTGGCCACGCAGTACTCATAGGCTTCGGAATGCAGGTAGTAGAGCCTGCCGTCCTTGGCGCTCTTTTCTATCCTCCGGAAGCCTTTGGATTTCACGTAATACATTTGCGGCTGTTCCTTGATCCGGAACCCCGCCTTTTTCATCTGTGGATAATACTCTTCTCCTGAGAATTTCCGGTCATGCCCGACCTCCTCGATCCTGAAGCCCATTTTCCGCATATTTATAAACCAGTTGACGATGTCCGACACGTTGACCGTCGGATTGTTGCAAATCGTCAGCCAGCCGTCATCCTTCCATCCAAATAGCGGGATGTTGTCCTCTTCCGCCTTTCGCGCTGCCTGAGTGACCGGAAAGAATCCGTGCGTGATGATGATGTCCACGTCTTCCTTGTCGTAGTGCCCGAAGAGCGCTCCGGCCGTCAGGTCGTACATCCTCGACAGGTCTGCTCCGCCGTACCACTTGATCGGCATCTTGGCCAGCTCTTCGATGGTCCAGTTGTACTTTTTGTCACTGGCTTTGAACTCTTCCAGATCAAACCATGACTTCAGCGCCGACGTATAAACATTGAGCGACCTTGCCAAAAAGTTCTTTCGCTTCTGCGGATCGTTCTGAGCCTGCAGCGCATCGCTCATGAGATCCTCTGCAGAGACCGTGACGTTGTAGGATGGGTTCGCCTTCTGGTGCTGGATCGGATCAGTATAATCGACGTTGCCTTTGTCATCCTGATCCGCGCGGGCAACATAAGCGAAAAAGGAATCGTCCTTCACGATCCCTTTTGCCACTTTTGCCGCGTATTCCATATGGCCGTACCCGAAGCTGTTGACATTGTCTCCGGCTGTCGTGATCCCGACCATCAACTTGTTTCTGTATGTTTTCTGTGCATCTTTAAAAAGCGAGTACTGCTTCGGCTTCTTGTACGCTGCTATTTCGTCAGCTATTGCGAAGTTGCAGTTGAATGAATCCTGGCTGTCCGGGTTCGATGCCAGCGCGATGATTTCCATCGCGCCCGACGGTCTGCCGGTCTTGTCCTTGAAGGTGTACTCTATCGTGTGGTCGAAGCTGTTATCTCTGATCCGGAACTTGTCTGCAATTTTCTGATACTCGAGCGAAAACTTCAAGAAGTGAAATGCTTCAAGCGTCTGCTTCAGAGCATTGGCTACGATGTAAGCCTTTGAGCCTGAGCGCCTCTGCAGGATGCTCATTGCCCAGCAAAGTGCGGCCATGAAGCTCGTCTTGCCGTTCTTTCTGGGCACGAATATAAAAGCCTCTTTGTACCTCCGTTCTTCTGTGCCGGTAAACCAGAATCCGAGCAGGTTGTACACAATAAACACCTGCCACGGCTGCAGCATGAATGGCGTTCCAAGCAGCGGCATTCCCTGCATGTCTTCGCCCTGCTGATGCACGAGAGTGCCTTGCATGATGTTGATGGCGAGATCCGGATCATGTGTCCGGAGTTCCAGATCTTCCCTCTGCAGGTCAGCCTGATATCTTTTGCAGGCTCCGATCACTTCCGGGCTGGCGATGATCTCTCCGCTGATAACGTCTACAGAATATTGATCCGCGACGTGTTTATAGCTCTTGATTGCCTTGCCATCCATCAGACACCTATTCCGGCCAGCAGATCTTCAAAGGACCCTTCCTTCTGCTGCGGGCCGCTCCTTCCTAGCTGATGGAAACTTTTCGTGGTCAGCCCGAGTTCTTTCCAGTATGACAGCGCCTGAGCATTGCACTCGTTGATTACAACAAGCGCCGGATTCTTAACAAGGTTCGTATTTCCAGATTTGTTCGTATACTCGACCACCGGCTTGCAGTCCATCTCCTTGAATTGCTTCTGCGCTTCGTCTCTTGTCTCCAACGTAATAGCGAGAGC